CTGGAAGTGGAGTTATTACTGTAGGTACATCCTCAGCTAATGCTACTATTACTTCTAAAGGGGCTCACAATTTAATTTTATCAACGAATGAAGGTTCCGCTTCAGGAACTATTGAAATTACAGATGCAGCTAATGGAGATATTACAATTTCTCCAAATGGAACAGGAGTTGCAAAAGCAGTTGATGCAGCGGATGCAACAGGAGCAATTAAAATTGCAGGTAAAGAAACTATTTGGGTTCCAGCTTCAGCAATGTATCCAAACAGTACAAGTGGATCAGCAGCTATTAGCCAAGTTGAATTAGGTAATGGACCAGAATTAAAAACTTTAGACTTTGATAAAGACTCAGATGAGTATTGTCAGTTTGCTGTGGCATTTCCTAAATCATGGAATGAAAGCACAGTTACATTTCAAGCATTTTTTACAGCAAACTCAACTAACACAGGAACAACATTATTTAAATTAGCAGGCGTTGCCCTAGCTGATGACGGACTTCTTAATACAGCTTTTGGAACTGCAGTAGGACCTGCAGCGAAAGCGATGAGCGGAACAGCTTATGATTTAGCCGTAACGGCAGAAAGTGGCGCAGTCACAATAGCGGGTTCACCAAGTACAGATGAATACACTTTTTTTGAAATTCATAGAGACGTTTCAGGAGACAGTTTAACAGCTGACGCAATGTTGCTTGGAATTAAATTATTCTTTACAACAGACGCAGCTAACGATTCGTAGGAGAAAGCATGAGTAGTTTTGGCTACAATATTCTAGGCTTCGGATCCGGTGGGGTAAAGCCTACTGATCCTTTTAACGCTAATATTTTCGTTCTCGCTGGAGGCGGAGGCGGTGGAAAAAGTGAAGCCGGAGGTGGCGGAGCCGGAGGATATCGTTTTTGTGCTTCTTACCCAATTAAAGGTGCTACAACTTATGTGGTAACTGTTGGGGCCGGTGGAGCAGCCGGTCAAACAAATAATCCCCCATCTAATGGGTGTTCAGGAG